TTTTTTCGCCTCCTCCGCCACAAAACTACATTTTTTCCTCGGCGTTTTTTTACATTTTATCATTGGCGCTGACAGGTGTTGATATCTTCCAGCACCTTAACAGCGCCATCAACCAAATGGAACATGAAGGAACCTTCCTTGATCCCGGCTTCAAGCTGGGTCTGGGTATAATTGGTGTCAACCTCATATTCCCCATCATAGGCCATATTGGTTGCAGACTTGTTTACAGCGGTTCCGGCCACAACACCGGTGGCCCACGCAACCAAAGCGGGATCATCGGTGGCCCCTTTCAGGGTGTTCTTCACGCTTACCACACCTTCATCATCGGCAAGGTTGCGGAAAAGAACCGCCTGAAATTTCTTGCCCACATCATCCCGCATCCGGTGAACAAAGGAAGCGAACAGGCCGGTAATGATCGGATTGGTAGACAGGCAACCCATAGCGTTGAAGGTGTAGGCTTCAGCCTGATCAAGATACACCTGATAGGCGGCATCCCCCACAGTGCCATTTTCCCCGCCTGTCAAGGGTAGGGTGGCAGTCAGTTCAAGGGTGCCAGTCTTTTCCCAATCCACATAGGCATTGGGGATCAGATCGGTAATAGCGGCAACCGCTTCCTGTTCATCTACCTTGACGGTGCCAAGGTAGGTGGACACGTCAAACAGGGCCGCTTCATCGGTGCTGTTTTCATTGGCTTCCACCACGATCCGCAAATCGTTTCCACGTTTGCCGGGATATTTGGCGGTAGCAAATTTGTTGGCGGCTTTCTTCCCGTCCATGTTCAGGCGGAAGAAGTGAACCGTCTTGGCGTGGGCAAAAATTTCCCGCATGGGTTTCAGTTCGGGGGCGGTGTACGCATACCCAAAAATGGTTTGGCTGTTTTTCAGGAAGTCAGCCAATTCCACGGTGAAAATCTCGCCTTCCGGCCCCCAATCCATATCAAGGGGCAGGGTGGCGGTTCCCCGGTCAGACAGGGTGGCGCTTGCGTGTGCCACAGAAACAAAGTTCATGTATGCACCGGGCAACACCTTGTTTTGTACTAAAAAAGTACCTCCACCAAGGGCCATCTTACTTCACCTTACCTTTCTTCATAAAATTCTGGATCAGGCCGTCCACCTGTTCCAATGTGTAATACTCCCCATCCTTCAGCAGTTGGGCCAGCAGATCACGCCTTCCGGCATACCGCTTCAGGGTCAGGGCCTTGGTCTTACTGAATACCACCTTATTTTTGGTGGGGGCGGCTTCAGCTTTCTTATTCGCCATCAGATCACCCTTTCTATTTGGTTCCCATATCCACGCTTAGAGTTTCCATAAGAATCTTTTCAGCGGATTTAATCAGGGTCAGATTGTAGTTCACAAAAAAATGAAGAACCCCGTCCACAACCTCATAATTCATATTGGTTCCCCGCAACATATCCCCATCAGGAAGGGTGATATATTCCAAGGCTTCCAGCAGTTCAGCGGCAATATTGAACATTTCAACATTCCGTCCACTGTCAGCCGGGATAAACCGCACATCAAGGGGGTTGGTAGACAGGTAGCGCCGCCCCACCAAGGGGGAAAGTTCAGGCTTCAGAACGGCAATGAAAAAACAGGGCGGTTTCAAGCCCTGTTTCACATCGTTTTCATAAGCCTTGTACCGGTTTCCAAAAGTGGCGTTCAGCTTCATGGAAACACCTTTGACTATTTCATTCAGCATCAAAACATCCCTTCAGGAATTTCAACAGGCGCTTTTCCAGCAGGGCCGGGGCCATTCGCTCCAATTCTTGAACAGAAATGGTCAGCATGAACCGCCCTTCAACCCAAGCATTTTTCAGCACCATACCGCCTTCTTCATCGGGGTTGTAAATGAACCGTTCCCCTTCCCAATGGCCGGGAATGAACCGCCCTGGCTGTTGCCGGTGGCCGTACTCCACATAGGAAGCATACTGAAGGCCGTTAATCACGGTTATCACATACTGATCCCCGTGGTGTTCAATGGGCAACACGGCCCACGCATCCCGCAAATTGCCATAAATGACGGGGGTTCTTTTCTTAACCTTGGTCAAAAGGCGGCTTGCAATATCCTTGGCGGCTTCTGTATAGAACCGGTCAAAATCCACCTTGGAAAGTTTGTTGATCCGCTCTTGCAGGGCTTTCAGTTGTTTGAAGTCAGCTTTCCCCAATCGTCCCATCAGGCCCACCCCTTAAATTCGGTCAAAAGGATTTCTTGATGGTTGGAGAAAATACCCGGTTCACCGGATCGGGTATAGGTAAATTCCCGGTCAGAACGCTTTACCACGACCTTTGAACCGGGGGGAACCGTCAATTCCGGGGGCAGGAACAACTTCACAGCTTGGGCCACAACGGGCAGTTCATCCCCGGAATTGGCGGACAAAGTTGAAAAAGATAGCTTGCAGGGTTGATCTTCAAAAAGCGGCTTTTCCTGAAAATCAGTCAATTTAGTGGTGGGATCGGTGGCTTCCTCTTGGATATACACCCAACACCGATCCTTCCACAGCCGTTCAAGGGCTTGACGGTGCCGGTTCACCATACAAGCCGCCTGTAGCGGTAAATTTCCGCCATATTCAGGGAACGCATAGCGGCAATCAAGGAATCAAGCCGCTGTTCCGGGGTCAGGGTTCCTTCCCCCACTGAATAGGTAATTTGGGTATCACCTTCTTTGATCTGTTTTTCAGCCGCTTCCAGATCAATAGTGGTAATGTTCAACAGGCCCATTCCTTTCAGGGTGGACAGGTATTCACCCACCACCATTCTGATTGCCATAGGCTCCAACCCTTCAGGAAGTTCAGTTTGGTTGGATAGGTTTTTCAACCTCTGTTCAACCTCCCGGATCACCATGCCCAATAAGGCATCCCCGGTGGTGATCTGAACCCCAAGGGCTTCCAGATAGAGAATCACTTTAGCTTCCATAGGGGTTCACCCGCCTTTCTTATTCTTCCTCGGTGGGCAGGGGTTCCACAGCCCGAATAGCGGCCAGAATCTTCCCCTTACTGTTGGGAACCCCTGTCAGGTCGATCTCGTGATCCGTGGCATAGGCAGTCAGTTCCTTGGTGGTCATGCCAGCCAAAGGATCAGGGTCAGCGGGGGCTTCACCTTCCACAGTGAAGCCCTTATTCTTCAGGTATTCCGCATCATCGGCATTGTCAGTGTAGCCAACCCCCTTGCGGAAGGTGACAACACATTTGCCGCCCCGGTACACGGCCCCAAACCGCTGTTTTCCCATGATCTTAAACATCGTTGAACCCTCCTTATTCCGTAGTAGTTGCGCCGCTGTCCTTCAGGCCGGTGATGGAACCATGGAGAAAAGCGGGGCCGTGGTCAAGGCCGATTTCCCCATAAATCTGCTTCCGGTCAGAAGCGCCCACCTTCGCCAAATCTTCAAGGAACAGAACACCCTTGCCGGGAACGTCCTGAAAAACAGGCGCACAAGCGGACACGTCAAACAGGCCAATGGAACCGGGCTTCATGAAGGGGTCATAGCAGATACCCATTTCAAAGAAGTCCGTTTCCAGCTTCTGGACGTTCATGCCGCCAATGTCCCGGCTCTGCGGCTGGTTGTAGCCCACCTGTTTTTCATACAGGCTAGTGATCCGCTGTTTCTGCTCGGAACCACAGAACAGAACCATATTGCCGAAAAAGGCCCCGGCATCGGCCATAGCCTTGAAGAACTGCTTCAGAAGGTCAATGGACAGGTCAGCGCCGCCAGCGTCAATGGTGGTGCCGGTGGAACACAGTTCCATCATGCCACGGGTTTTGTTGGCCTGATTCACGGCGTTGGCTTCCGCATAGGTGCCATTCAGGAAGGTGTGTTCCACATCACGGGCAATCTTTTCCAGGCGGCGGGCAATCTGCCAATCCAGTTCCGAAGTGGGATTGGCCTGCGCCCCGGCAGGGATCAGCCCGGACAGCTTGCCCCGGTTGGCCTGTTTTGCGTAGGTAATGGAAATGGTTTCGTGGAAAATCTGCGTCACGTTGTACTTCTGTTCGCGGGTGATAGCGGTGGCTTCGGGGGCCGTTTCGGAAGCCTGTTCAGAAATTTCAGGCTGGGCGGGTTCCGGGAACTCATACAGTTGGCCGGTAACAAACCGGTCATTGTCGGTTTTCCGTCCACCGGACAAGCCGCCAATCATGGACAGGAACGGGGTACGGGTGGGGGAAGCGGTGAACAGTTCCCCGGCGAAATTGGGCAGATTGAAAGTGTTGCCGGTTCCGGTTACTCCGTTAGGCATAATCAAACATCCTTTCTGTTATGATATTTTAGGGATTTAGTACAATTCCACGCCATCAGCGGCGGCTTCCCGCTTGATTGCCACGGCCAGGGCGGAATTACCGGCTTTCCGGGCATCGGCCAGCCGGGTTTCATAGGCTCCCGCTTTCGTGGTGGGGTTCACACTGGAACCCCCAGCGGGGGAAGCGCCGGAAATGGTGCTGGTTGTGGTGGTATCATCAGCCTTAAAAAGAAAGCTGGTTCCTTCGGCCTTTGCCAGCTTGCCAATTTCATCCGCAAGGCCCCGGATCGTCCCATCATCATCCAAATCCGCCTTTTCCAAAAAAGCGGCCAGCAGGGGCTTCACCGTGGCGGGGTTAATGGCTTTGGCATCAGTCAGGGCCTTTTCCACGGCGTTTTCGATCTTGATTTTCTTGATCTCTGCGGCGTGTTCCTGATCCTTGGCGGCGTTGTCGGCCTGAAGTTGGGTGATCTGCGCCTGAAGCGCGGCGGCATCGGCCCCGGACGTTTTCAGGGCGTTCAACTGCCCATCCCGTTCCGTGATCGTGGCCTTGGCCGTTTTCAGTTCTTCGTTTACCTCATTGAACCGGGTTTTGGTCACAAAGGAACCGTTCAGGCCCTCCATAACCTTTGTGGCCTGTTCTTCGGTCAAGCCCATAGCCATCAAACTTTCTTTGGTCATGCTGGTGTACCTCCAATCAAATTTCCTGTTTTTCCGTGGGTAGGAACCACGATTTCCCCGGTTCTGTTTACCGCCCACATCCGGGAAACGGCGAAATGGTATGAAAAAACCGCCCCGGTGCTTGCCGGTGGCGGTCAGTTCATCAAATTAAGGCATCAGGCGGGGGGTTCCACCCCAACAGTTCTTCCCAGGTGATCCCCTGCCTGATACATTCATCATAAACGGGGATAACACCGCCGTAATCCTCCACGCCGGGGGGATAGCCAAAGGGGACAATCAACCCAAGGGGTTCTTCTCCGCCCGTGGCGGCTTGATACTCCAAGAACTTTTTTTCTTCTGCATCCATGGGGGTTCACTCCTTTACTTGTACTTGATAACATGGGTTTTGGCGTACTCCAACACTTCATCCAGCGTTTCAGAATAGGTTTGAATGGTGTTGGGCATGAACGGGGCCAGGGCATCCAGGGCTTCAGTATCGCCCCGGAACAGGAATGAACCCAAGTTGGCCCAAACCTCACTTGTGGCCCCGTCCTTGCCCCGGCTTTTCTGATAGCTTAATTGGTGCCCCCAATAGCCTTTCCCATAGGGGTTTATATTTCCCTTGGTAGTCAGCCCCACAGCGTCCGTGAACGTGTCAATCAGCGCCCTATCTTTGGCGGTGGGGGCCATCTGCCCCAACCAGGAAAAGAAACAATCTTTGGCATCCCCGCTAATCCGCTTTAGGGAAGCTATGTGTTTATAGGCCGTTCCATATTGGGCGTTATACCAATCAACGGCCTGATTGACGCAGTTCAACACGTCCTGATCTATCGCCGCAATCATCCGGGAACCGTAGGGGGTCAAGGTGCTGGACAGCGCCCGAACCCGCCCGCCAAAATCGCCGGTGGTTCCAAGAATATGATCCAGTTGGTGAAATTCTTCATGGAATTTGGTTTTCCATGCGGCTGATAGGTTCCGGCCCACCCTATCATCCCAAGGGTGGGAATTTAAGTCCATGTGAACGTGTAAATCAGAGGGATCATACCACCCGGCCCCACGCTGGTAATAGTTGCTTCCGGCAAAGTTCCCGGAAAGTCTATTATACAAGTTGGCGTGTTCTTTATCAAGAGAATCCACAATCTTTTCAAATTCGGCCCGCTGGGCATCGGTTTTGATCAAGTCCTTGTGTTTCTCCAAGATTTCCGCCTTGATTTCTTCAAGGGATTTGGTGGAAAATTCGGCTTCAGCTTGAACAATTTCAGCCTTGACCAATTCTTCCTGAAGGGCCTTGATCTCTTGGGTCAGGCTTCCCATTTTGGCATCCACTGTGTCAATGGCCTTTTGGGTGCTGGACACTTTAGCGGAAAAGAAATCCCGGCCCTTGGAACCATAGTTGATCCGCCAATCCCTGATTTGGTCAACGTTGTTCAACTCATAACGAACGGTGGTTCTTTCTTTCCGCAACGCTCTAATCTGATCCCCAAGGCGATCCCATTCAGCTTCAGCCGTGGGGTTCCGGTCAAATACAATAGCGTCCTGTTGCGCCCGCAAGCGTTCCATTTCCGCCGTGATTGCCTGTTCCCGCTGTTCAACGCTTTTCACATATGCCTGAAATTCATCATCAGACATATTGGCGAACTGTTCATATTGTTTAGCGCCCCAATCATATTGCCATTCACCGCTTTTAGCGTCTGCCATTTCTTGGGATAGCCGCCGCCGTTCTTCCCGTAAGCCCTGAAGTTCGGCTTCCTTGCCAGAAATCTTATCCTTAATTTCTTGCGGGGAAACGAAATTGACTAACCCGGCCTTGTCCCCGCCCTTCACAAAGGTTTCCAGCCATTTCTGATAGCTGGTATCAGCCGGGACATAGTACACTTCCCCATCAGCGTTGCGGGCGGCTCTTTCACCCTTCATGTCCGCATAGTGGGGGCACGTTGTCCCCCGGCAATTCGGGTGGAAGGGCGGAACGGTCACGCCGGGTTCATATTGGGACAGGGGGATCACCGTTCCATCCAGCGCCCCGCAAATCTCGCAAGTGTGCCGGTCAAGGGTTTCCAGAATTTCAACCTGTTCAATCCCTAAATCCCGGTAAACTTCCAAATTGGCAACGCCGTTGAAATAGGTGGTTTCCGTATGGGCCAACCGGCCCGCCTTATAGCGGGACACGCCAAATTGGTTCTTGATCCGGTCGGTCAGCTTTTGCAAGCTGTCCCCCCTTAATAGTCCTTGGGTCAGGGTGGATTGAACGCCGGAAACAAGGTTGGCTTTGTTCTCCCAACAGCGATCCCGGAAGGTCTTTCCATCTGCCGTCCAGGGTCTTGAAAGTAAAGTTTCAAGTTTCCGCTGGTTCAGGGCGGTTATATCCCATCCCAAACCAAGGCCCCGTTGGATTTCAAAGGCCGTGTGGGTGTAGCCATTGGAAATAACGTTCTTCAACAGGCCATCCAGGCTGTCAAGCTGTCCCCCATACAGAAGTTCCATTTGCTGTTGAATCTGAAGTTGAATGGTTTCCAGGCGGCTAACGTGGAACCGGGCGGAAGCGTTTTCCAGCTTTTTGATCCATTCAGGGGAAAGATTGGCCTGTTGCGCCGCCTGGATATACTGATCCACCGTCCACCGAAATTCTTCCATCTGTCCGGTGGTCAGCATCTTCCGGGCATCGGTCAGGCTGATCCCGTTGTTGGTAGCAAATCGGCCATACCAACGTTCAAGGTCAGCTTGAACCGATTGTTCAGCGTCCCGGTAAATCTGTTCAAGGTCTGCGACACAGGCCCCGGCTTCCCGGTGGGCGGTATCCTGAATAATGGAGAACCGGCCCCGCCAATAATCCGCATTTTTTGACATGGGCCGATCCTCCCTTCATGTGAATGGTAGCGTGTACGGGATTTGAACCCGTGATCCCGGCTTGAAGGGCCGGTGTCTTAACCCCTTGACCAACACGCCATATAAACGCCGGGGAAGGGAATTGCACCCTTGCAAGGTAGGAGTGATCAGCACCCTTGCCGCCCCATTATTGCCCCGGTTTATTAGGAAAGGTAGGGGATCACTGATCCCCGCCTGTATCCCCGTTTGGATTGTTGGGATTGGCTCTTGGGGGAAAAGCACCCATGTAATCAGACATAGCTTCAGCCTTTTCCTTTTTCAGCCGTTCCAACTCTGTTTGTGCATCCTTTGTCCATGGGTGTTGCTCCACAATAGTTTCATTGGAGAGAATACCAACGGAATTTTGACAGTTGGTGATTGCTTCAGATTCATTGATCAGAATATCCCGGTTGAAAATCACCGTGATTTCTTCCTGTTCAAAATCCCCGGCTCCTTTGGTTTTCAAATCCTGGTTCACGAACCAAAGAAGCTGTTCAAAAGCCGCCTGAAATTCGGTTTCCATCCCGTTTGCATCCAAATCAATATCCGAATACATACTTTGGATATTCATTTGGTTGGGGTTGCCGGACAACCGATCGTCTTTGGCATCATAGCCCCCGGCATTTTCAATCAGGGCCTTTTTGAACAGTTCCAAAATGGCCTTGTAGTTTTCGGCGGTGACAACCACGCCCAAGGAATCCACCCCGCCATTTTCCCGAACCTTTACCACGCCATAGGTGGCAAGGTTGCGGCGGAACTCCCCAAGGTTTTCCCCATCATAGTCTTTCAGGATCAAAATGGTGTTGCGGGGGTTTTCCTCCATGTTGTTTTCAAAGTCAGACAACAGGCCGTTGATCCCGTCCTGAAGGGATTTCACACGGCGGATCAGGGGGATTTCCTTTTTGTTGTACTTGAACGCAATCAGGGGAAAACGATCCCAATTAAAGTGTTCTACTTTGTCCCCGGTTTTTCTGGTGATATAGGGGGCATAATCCCCCAATTCCACATCCGGGATCAGGGTGGAACCGTCCAGCACATAGCGGTAAATTCCATCAGGCTTGAACAGTTCAACCCGCTTCACAATCTTTTTGGCTAATCCGTCCCAAACCTCTTGCAGATAAAGACGGGCGGCGGCATCCAACGTGGTATGATCATCGTCCGCCCAAAATGGCAACACCTGAAAGGCCGGGAACCGCCTGAAGCATAGTTCACCCTGTTCATCGTAGTGGACGAACAACCAGCATTTCCCGCCGTTCAGGGCATCTTCTGTGATATATTTCAGCATCCGGCGAAAACTGGCATTGAACCGCTTGCCCAATATCTGAACATAGGCTTTATTCTCACAGTTGAAAGTGAACGGCTTGCCCACCAGATAATTGACTTTCTGATCCACCATCTTTGTATATTGGTTATCCACCACATGGGCATTGGGCAGATTTTCCAGAACCATCAATTTCCCATCCGGGCCAATCGCGGTGCGTTTCCGCTTCAAAATATCATGTTCCCCAGAATAGTAGCGTTCACCGGCCATCTGTTCCAGACGTTCCGAAGATTTCTCCCACGCCACGATCTCACGGGCAAAAAATTCAAGTTCAGTCAACCCGGCCCCGGCTCCCGCCCTGATCAGGCGATTGATCCGGGCGGTTTCAGTTTCCATGAAAAGCATACAATCACCCTTTTTATTGCAGAATAGACGTAAACAGCACAAAACCCCTGATATTTCAGGGGCCGTGTTACTATCGTGTTAATCAAAACTGAATGTGGGGCCAACCAGAATATCTTCCAGGGCGTAACGCATAGCATCCATAAGGTGGTTGAAATCGTCAATGGGGATGTTCAGCCGTTTTCCGGTTTTGGTGTCCGTGTCCCAAGTATAGTTTGAAATTTCCGTGATAAAGTTCACACACTTGGGATGAATGATAATGTGATAATCCTGAAGATAGTCAATGCCATTGTTCACGCTGTCCCGGCCTTTTCGTGATTCACGAATATGGATCAGGCCCAAGGTATACAGGCGGTCAATGCTTTTGGGTTCCGCACAATCCGCCCTGATCCGCTCTTTGGCATAACCGGCCCGCTTCACGGCATCCGCAATGTTTTCATTGCTCATACCGGTTTTATAGATTTCATCAAAAACCCAAATGGTTTTCGTGGCCTTGTCCACCAGCCCACAGAATAGGGCGGCGGGATCGTTGGTATAGCCGAAATCCAGCCCAAAGGCGGACTTGATACCGGGAACCTTCCTGATTTCCTCCACGGAAAAGGCCCGTTCTTCCCAATTCTCAAAGATCAGGCCGTCAACAATGCCCCAATCCCCCAATCCGGCCACACGGTAACGGCGGGGGTTGTTTTTCTTCATGGTTTCAAAAACCAGCAGATCAGCGGCATCCAGCCATTCATTACACAGGTAATTGGTGGTCAGGGCCAACACCTGGGGATCAGGCCGGTCAAAGAACCGGGCCTTTAACCAGTGGTGTTCATTCCAGGGGTTGAATGTCAGGGTGATTTGCTTGAACAGGCCAGTTTCCGGGGGGATAGCGCCACGGATTGATTCATCAAGCATATCAAAATCCTTTTCGTTGCTGATTTCGTATGCTTCTTCAATCCAGCACCAGCACAAATAACCATGCTCCACCGTGATTGACGTTACCTTCAAGGGATCATCCAGGCCCCGGAAATAAATCTTTTGGCCGGTGGGCCGGTATGTCATTTCCAGGGGGCTTTCCTTTACCTCCCAATGGGCATCCACCCCCAACCGGTGAATGGCCCATTTCAGTTGGGTGAAACAGGAATCCTTCAGGGTTCGGAACACCTTGCGAACCACAAGGGTATTGGCATCCGGGTATTCCATCATCCGTTTGATAATGTTCAGCGCCGTGGTGGTGGATTTCTTGCTTGCGCGGCTCCCCTTACACACCCGGTAACGGCCCTTGAAATGCCAAAACTTGTTATAGCCGCCGCCAACCACAGTGGACAAAGGAAGAACATTTTTCATTGGCGGTTCCTCTTTTTGTTCCGGTAGGTGGAATATCGGGCGGCAAACCCTAATTCAAATTGACGAACCGCCCCTTTGAACCAAAAGCACTTATACCAGGGCAAGCCGGTTGATTCATCATCCGAAAAATCAAAATCCGCTGTTCCATCGCTCCACATAAAATGGCACATTTGAAAATTCCCATTTTCAGTGATCCGGGGCTTGCAAAAATAAATTTTCACCCGGCGATTTCTGATTTTGGCTTTCAAGGCTTCAATCATGCAGTTGGAATAATATTGGCGTGTAATAAAATTATCCATTTCATCATCCAATAAACACAGGCCCTTGGAATATCAGGGTTTCAGGGCCGTTTTGTTACTACCGTGTTTTTATTCGGGGGGAATATCGTCATACAGCACCACCGGAACCCCGCCTTCAACTTTCAGTTTATCGGTGAACATTCCAAGGTGCTTGCCCAACAGTTCCAGGGCCTTCAGCTTGTCATAGGTCTTAACTTCCCGTTCCGTAATGGCTCCATCGTCCGTGGGAATGGTTTTCACCTTGACGGACGCAATGCAAGCCGTATCATCCCGGTTGGCTTCCCCCTGGATCGTGGCGCTGTCCATGTCGATCACATCCACCGGGTTCAGGAACGCAACCTTGGCAAGTTCCCGGATCACCCGGTCTTGATTGATCCCGGTTCGGCGGCTCCTTTCAGCCTGGGCCTTGGAAATCGCCGTCTGAACACTAACTTTGGCTAACAGTCTTGCACCCTGTTCATTGGCCGTCTTGGGGGAATACCCCGCCCGGATTGCCGCTTGGGTGGCGTTCAGGTCAATCAAGTATTCTTCAACAAATCGTTCCTGTTTCGCGGTCATGGGTATTCACCACCTTTATTTTTCAGCATAGAAAAAGCGCCCCGGTTCCCCGGTGGCGCAATTTCACATTGCCATTATAACACAGGTCTAACTCTCATTTACTCTCAACTTGCGGCAAGCAATCAAAAAAAGCAAGAAGGGCTTTTCCGTGAATCCGGTAAAGGTGCTGAATAGAATACTTTAGTTCAACTGCTAAAACACCCCACCCCGTCTGCTGTACATAGCGCCCGATCAAAAGCGCCCGTTGTGTTTGGTCTGGAACCTTCTCAATCAATTCAGCAGTTTCCCGCTTTTGATCAACCAGTTTATCAATATTTCGGTTAATATCGGCTTCAAAATCAACGATCTTGTCAATAATGGCCGTCATGTTGTCTTTTGGGCCGGAAGTCTGTACCTTATCCGGGTTCAGCGTGTAATTTTGGCCGTTTAACTGTCCCCGAAGTTCACACACAAGCCCTTGCAACTGCGTGATCAGCGCATCGGTAGAAGCGATTTTGGAAAGGTAGCTTTTCGCCGCCTGAGATTTTTCCTTATCGGTCACTATGTAACACATCCTTTCTGGTATCAGTAGCAAATCAAGCGGATCAGTAGCATTTCAGTTAAATCAGTAGCAGGGTGAAACGCTTGCGCCGCAATGGGTTTGGCCGTTTTGTTACTGGTGTTACTGATTTTCGCGTTACTCTTTCCTTATATATACTTCTTCTATATTTTTATATATTTTATTTTATAAGTAATATATAATCAGTAACATCAGTAACACCAGTAACAATATAGTAATTTCAAGGGTTTCCGGCCTTTCGGCATCAGTAACACAACCGTAACACCGCCGCCCCAACCGTAACATTAGGGAACTGGAAGGGCATCTTCAGCTTCATCCAGGCGATCACAACAGATTTGAAAATATCCGGGGTCGATCTCATAGCCTATGTAGTGCCGCCCGGATTTCACAGCGGCAACCGCCGTGGTTCCGCTCCCAAGGAACGGATCACAAATCAGTTGGCCGGGTTCGCTGAACATTTCAATAAGCTGTTGAACCAGTTCCGTTGGCTTCTGCGTAGGGTGGTATCGCTTATCCTTGCTGTCAGTAATAAAGCCCTGTTGCTTGAATACAATTCGTTTCACGGGTTTCTTGAACGTGGTATAAATCAATTCCCCATCCGCAAAGGGATTTTGAAAAGCAACATCCCCTTTCTTGTCCCAAAATATCCAGCAGTTAGACGGTGGGAGTAAATGCCCAAAGTAGTTGCCGCCGAAAATGATTAGATTTTTAGCAACTCTGAACATTTCCTTGAACAGTTCAGGGGGGGGATCATGCCATCCCAACCCCCGGTGTAGCGCCGGTTCTTTGCGGCTCCAAAACCGTTGGTTCCCTTGTCGGCTTTCTTACCATACGGGGGATCGGTCAGGATCAAATCAACGGCCTTATCAGGAAGGGCCTTCAGGCCAACCAAACAATCCTGATTGAAAATGGTATCAAGTTCCATGGCCCCGTATCCTTTCCCGGATCAGGTGCCGGAATACATACCAGCATTGTTCCAGCCATCCAACCCGCCTGTAACCTTTATGCTTCACCGGTTCCACCCCGCTTCTGTAATTCCTTTTCCCTCTCTTTTAGTCTTTCAGCCCGGTAAAGTATTTCTTGCTGGATCGCGCATCGTTCGCCCCGGTCAACTAAAAAATTGTAGAACCGGCAATAGGCCATAAACGGGCAAGATAAAGAAACGCAAGTGTTCATCATCGGTATTCCCTCCCCGTTTTGGAATCCTTAATTTCAATTCGGTTCAGCAGTTCAAAACCAGCGGCCCGGATTATGTACTTCAGCACATAGATCAGCGCATTAACGCGCTTTTGCTGTTCCGTTTCCTCCCGGATAATGGGCTTCAAGCCCTCATAAGCCGTGGGGTCAGTATAGCCTTCAGCATTTTTCCAGGGATTACCCATTCCGGTTCACCTTCTTTCCAGCGCATTTGGGGCAGATATACACGATCCCGCCCCGCCTTACTTTAGCCCAATCGTGTTCCTTCCAGGCTGTCAGTGAAGCCCCGCACACAACACATTCGGAATTGGCCGGGGGACATTTCTTTTTCTCCATATGCACCACTCTTTCAGTTAAACCATTTAATCACCGGATCACCGATGAAGCCTTTTTCCCACACATACCACGCATAAGCTATGGCGCTTTCTGTATGGCTGAAATCGCCGTTTTTCGCACAGGCCAGACGGGAACGGGATATGTAAACGGTTCGGGGGGGGGGTCTTTGAAAACAGTTCCCCCCGGCGCTTTCCCTCCAAGAATTGAACCTTTAAGAACATGGCAACTTTTCCACCGGGCCGGACGGTTTCAAGCGCCCTTTCCACAAACTCCAACCCGGCTGAATAGGGCGGGTTTGTGATAATGTCCCCTTCAAACTCCGGGAAAGTTTCGGTCAGAAAGTCCATGGGTTCCGGTTCCCCAAAGCCCCTGTAAATCAGGTCAGTGGAAATAACTTCATACCCATGGGCGGCAAGCACGTTGGAAATATGCCCTTCCCCACAGGCTGGTTCCCATATCACCGGGGCAAAGGTTTCCAGGGCCAATAGCATTTCCACCGCCTGGGGGTCAGTGGCGTAATAATCGAATTGCGCCCGTTCGTCCGGGGTATGGTTAGAACTTCCAAGGGTTTTGAATACTTTTGTTGATCCAGGCATCAGCCTTCACCGCCTTTCACAAAAATTTTGGTTTGCTTTCCCTTGATCCGTTGGTTTTTCATCGTGAACCCGAACCGTTTACACAGTTGCCGGGAAAACTCAATATTGGAAAGGGCCTGGAAATTGTTCACAATGCAATATTCCTTGTATTTCCGGTAAACATCCCGGCTGGGTTCATTTTCAACGGCATCCATACCGATTTCCTGAACAAACCCAATAATGGGATTGTTGTTTTCCTCGTATTCTTCAAGCTGGTTCTGAACCCGGCTGGATGTTGTGAATTTGGCTTTGGTCAGCACCCGCTTCAATCCGGCCAGGGCCAGGATCACCAAATATTCCATGGCATCCGGTTCACACAGTTCATCCTTAATGTAGGGCCGGAAATCAGCATCATCCGGGGAAAATTTAGCGTCAAAGGGAACGATCACCAACCGCCGTTGAATGGCTCCGGTTTTATCTTTCATGCGGGGGATCACATTGGCGCTGAAAAGGAATTTGGAATAGTTGTTGAACTCGAAGGGGTCTTGCCCTTTGCGCTCCACGTTCACCCGATCCCCTGTAACCAGCTTGCGGAAGGTGGACGCATTGGCAATAAATTCATCCCCAATATCATCCCCCAAGTTTGCCAGCTTGCCGAACAGTTCAGCGGTTTTGAACCTGTCCCCAAGTTCTTTCAGGTCAAGGGAAGCAATATTGGCATCCCCCAACATGGCCTTCACCACATGAAGGAACGTAGATTTTCCGTTGCTCTTATCCCCAATCAGAATGAACGCCTTGCCCAACTCATTCCGCCGATACAGGCAATAACCCACCATTTCTTCTAACAACGCCCGGACTTCAGGATCATCACAGGCCAGCCGGTTCAGGGTATGGTCAAGCAACGGGGAATAGGCGGCGGGATTGTAGGGCCAGGGGATTTTATTGGTGATCACCACATCCGGGGTGAACCCTCTGAAACTGCCATCCTTGATGTTGTAAAGGCCGTTGGTAAAGGCAATCAAATTGGGGTTGGTGGTGGTCGTGTTTTCCTCAATCATGATTTGGAGATAGGCCAGCACTTCCGAACGGTGCGCCCGCTTCAGGTCTGGAATGTGCTTGATCATGGCCCCTTCCAAGGCCATTGTTCCGGGGGTATAGATACCGTCCCGGTAAATGTGAAGTTGGTCATTGATTTTCACAATATGGTTGTTGTTTTTCAAATAAGTGGCGAATTTGTCAAACAAAAATGTATTTTTCTTGAAAAACACCGGCTTTTTGAAGGCATCATCCCTCAAAATGGTTTCTAATTCCCGATCCCCCAACGGATCAGGCAGAACATACCGGTTAATCAGGCGGATACATTCACGGGCTTCTTCCTTTGTGAAATCCTCGCTTTGTAGGGTCAGAATGTAGGTGTAAAGGGCCGTATTACGGCCATCCCCGGCTTCCATCGTTATAAAATCCTGATTGGTTTTTACAGGGGTCAGCCATTTGGGAACCACCTGGATTTCATCTTCAGGGCAATTCAGCAGGACGGCCCGATCAACACCCTTGAACCGCATAATGGCATAGCTGTTATTCCGGCCCACTTTGGCATCCGTTTTAATACCCACGGCAAGGGTTTGTTTTGTCCAGCTTTTTTCCACAGTTCCTTCCGGGTTGCGGAAATAGAAGTGTTTCCCCCTGGTGGTGGCGTACACCCGGCATTTCAGCCCCAAATCTTGAACCATGCTGAACAGCAGATCAGACGTTGGGCCATCGTCCACGTCAATCAGGATCGTATCTTCCCCAAGGATAGCGGCAAATTCATCAGCGCCCCGCACATCATCCAAGGTTTTCAGCCTTTTCACACCTTTGAAATTTTCAAGACACTGTTTATCTTTGGTCAGCACATAGCCCCTAAATAAAGGTTCCATTTCGCAAAATCCCCCCCCCATTAAAATTCCACGCCAAAATCTTTCAGGCGATCATAAATCCATTGAATGTAATATCCCTTGTCCAGTTCATCCGGGATCGGGCGGTCTGTCACATCATCATTGATAATGAAACAGTGTTCAGGGGTATTGGCAAACTGTTCCGGGTTCTTCTCCCGGCCCTTGATTATCTTACCGGACACCTTGAACAACCCGCCCTTGCTTTGATCCGTGGACGCAAACACCCGGAAAGTTTTATCAATCTGAATTTCCCCGCCGCTGAACCGCTTCACGGTCTTGGAACGGCCCTTTTCATCCCTGATCTTTTCCGTGGTAATGGTAGGGGAATACAGGGCATAGCGGTATTTACTGGACACCTTCACCACCTTTTGGAAATCGCGTAAGCTGGTACAGGCTCCAACGGTTTCTTCCGGGGCGGTTCCATGTAGGAAATACTGAATGATCCCCCGGTTGACAATGGGAAGGTCATAGTCCAGATCAGATAGTTTCTTGACATAGGCCCCCTTGCATTTCCAACGGGGCTTCCCCTTTTCGTCATAGAGGGGGCCAGCCGGAACGATCAAATAATTGTTCACGTCCTTTTGGAAAACTTTCTGAAATTCATCAAATTCAAGGCGCATCCCGGTACGTTCTTCCCATTCCCAACAAATATCATCTATCAGGTCAAAATCTTCATACCGGCGCAATTTGATTAAAATGCCATCAGTGTTGCTCTGGATAATGTCACAGTGATCTTCCAACCGTTCAATCAAATCCAGTAACAGCAGTTGACCGCCAACACATACATTGTTGGCTTGTCGGGGGTCATAAAGGGCATTGTGGCGGTCTTTCATGGCTCCATAGGTAGAATTTAGGACGATCTTATATGGGGCCTGTTTGGGGTCTTTTTTGGCCTTCAGTTCCAACCGCTTGTGATAAATTTCAGCATACCGGGCCGGGTCTTTCACGTTGCGGGAAATCCAGCCATATTTCAGCATCAAAGAGGGGTAATAACTCGCAACATCAACATTGATATACCACCCTTCCCCGGAATACTTAGGAATAGCACCATGCAACCCGCCCCATGCAAACACATGGGGAACCCCGGCCACATCCAGGGCAAGGGTTTTGGAATAGTCCCGGTTCAGCGGATTTTTATAAAAGTTCAAGACAGATTTATATTTTTCAATCCGCAAGGTGGGCGGAAATTCAATTTCAAATTCATCATAGTGATCCCGCTGAACGGCCCCAAGGATTTTGGCGGATAGCTGGGCCTTCGTGCGCCCAATGTCACCAATGGGCAGATTAAAGGCTTTGACAAGGGACATTTGCGCGTCAAATTCATCTTCTTTCCGCCGAAGCCATACCTCCACGGTTTCTTCAACATCGTGGCGGCAATATTTCACGGTTTCCGCCAATTCATGTTCAGTTAAAGGCCGGTCAATATCGAAGGGAACGCTGGTTTCTTTGATAGAATGGCCCATGAACGCTTCCAGGGCTTTCAGGCTGATTGGCGGATTGGGCATCACATCATAGTTGATAATGGGGTATTCCCTGAACGCTCTGGAAAACCTATAACCGGGCTTGTCCTCCAAAATAATCCAATCATTCACCGCCTTGGGATCAAACCCGCACAAAATCCCTTTGACGATATACTGATCATAGTTCCGGTTATTGTAACCCGCCCAAATTTCCAGCTTATGGACATCATAGAACTGTTGAAGCTGATCCGGGTTATTGATAATGACGGTTTCCTTTTTAGCGTAAAGGTCAATGAAAACCACCAACCAATCATACTTGAAAACCTCAAAATCATAGAAAATCACGCTATCACCCGCTTCCTGAACTGAATTGGTGAATTAGTGGAAACAGCCCCGCCACGGGAAGGCTTCACCATAGGGCCAACCGGGGGGGGGCTTGCGCCCACGCCCCCCGGCCTGTTGAAAGTTAATTTTCAGCGTCAAACACGTCCGTGATTTTGATGGAATTGAACTGATCCGGGTCATACTCCACAGCGTATTCCAGCGCCCCATCAATGGCTTCCGCCACGTCAAGGACAGTCTGATTAAACTGCTTGTAGCCCTCAAAGGACACGGCCACGCCGCTTTCCAGGGTATCCAGCCAACCCACGGCGGACTTGATCATGTTGCCATCGTTCTTGGTGCCGTACAGAACCCGGTTCATGAAAAGGCGCTGGTTCTTGTACTCGCCGGACAGAATCTTGAAGGAAGCCGCCAACATGGGCCGGTTGTCCTTTTTGGTTCCTTTGATTTCCAGGGACACAAGGGCCACTTCATACTTGCCAGCCGGAATGGTGGGGAAATCCCCGGTGCCGTTGGCGGACGCTTCCTCCACGTCTTTCCGCAACCCTTCCAGGTCAACGGACTTGTCGATCTTGTCAAAATCAATAGCCATTGTAAGTACCTCCTAAATTTGATTTTCTATGATCTTGCAGATTTTTTGGACAACCTTGGAAATGTCGTCCCGGTTAATCCGCTTTTCCCGCAATATAGCGGTAATGGTTTCAACCTCTGTCTGAATGTCCATGAAGGCAGTTTTATTGGAATCCAGGCTTGCTTCATAGCTTGTCAGATCAGTTTCCACTTTTGCCGTGGTATAATCCGCCGCCACTTCAAGCCGGTTCACATGGGTTTCAAGCCATTTGGCCGCATCCATGCCCATTTTCTGATCCACCAAATCCAGAAAATCCCGGAATTTGAACAGGGTATGGTTGGAACCATCCTTCAGGGATACCACCACCGGGCAAGGATCAATTTTCATCAGCTTTCCCCACGCTTCTTCCGGGTGCGCCGGGGCGGGGCCGGGGGATCGGTTTCTTCCGTCTTGGGTTTGGTGGTGTTCGGCCCCATCATGGGGGCAGGTTCCGGCTCCTCTCCGCCGCCGTCCGTGGGCCTGTCCCACAGGGGGCATTTATCGGGGCCGCCCTCCTTATGGCAACGGTGGCCGGCATCAATGGACGGGCAAAGGGGGATTTCCGGGTTTTCCTCATGCTGTCTGAAAATGCGTTCCCCATCCGGGCAAGTGGGAAGGCTGGGGTTCTCACCCTCACCAGGGGCCGGGTCAGCATCCGGGCCAGGGGCGGGATCAGCCGGGGCCGGTTCCTCTTTGGGCTTTCTGGCCCGTCTGCGGCCCGTTTCCGGGGCGCTGTCAGCCGTTTCCGGGTTAGGGGTAGTAGTTGCACCACCCCGGCCCTGGGCGGCTCCTGCGGCCCTCTGGTTGGCTTCCTGGTACACCTGACAGAAGGCGGCATAGTCCAGGGGGATTTCCTTGTTGTGGACGGTCAGCCGTCCGCCGCCGAAAATGACTTCAGACGTTTTGAAAGACAGTTGACGATCATCCCCATCCGCCACGATCCGGGCCACAAGGTCAACCATCCCGGCAACCTTGTTGGCAACCTTATCAGCCAAATTGGGTTTGATAGAACTGATCTTGTCCCCGGTTTTCCGGGTCAGGTCACGGGTGCGATCCTCATGGGAGATCAGAACAATGTTTTCATAGTCCAGGGCCATCAGCCGCTTCAGGGTGTTCAGAAATTCAGAACGAACCATGTCCCACGCCCGGAAGGAATCATCAGATTCATGTTTCCAGCCCTGCCGGTCACAGATATACACCCGGCAAGCCTCATAAACATCTTCCAGCAGGTCAACCACAATGGTTTTGAAATCGTTCTGTTTCTTTTCCAGTTCGGCCACAGCGTCCGTGAAAACCTCATAGGCCAACAGGCGCTTCGTCAGCCGCCCTTCCACGGTCACGGTGTCCCGGATAGGGATGAAAGGCGCATCCACGAACTTGATATTGCCGTCCGTGTTCAGCATCAGGGGATCGGGGAAGCTGTTGGCAAAGTAGGTCTTGCCGCTGAAGGGTGCGCCATAAACCCAAATCACTTTCTTTTGGGGCGCGTCCAGGTTCCGGCGCTCATTCTTGGGAAGTATCATGTAATCCCATCCTTTCTGACAAAATTCTTCATATTCACACCACCCGCAAAAGTGGTTAGGGTTACGGGGGAAATCCTGGGCTTCAATCATGTGTTTGGCATCGGTCAGGAAATTCACGATTTTCAGCGGGTTATATTGCACCGGTTCCACCCAAGGGGTGGCATCGGCCAGGGCCTTCCGCAATCGCTCCCGGAACTGGATCAGGCTTTCCGTTTTCTTCTGCCTGATTTTTACTTTAGGGACGAACAGGAAATAAAGATTTCTGATCCGGCATCCGGGGTGGGTCAGTTCAAACCAGTATTTGTATTCGTGAAGCTGGCCGCTTTCCATGTAGCTTTTGGAATTATTGGAATACTTGAAATCATAGAGATCAAAATATTCCGTACACGTTGGGTCTTGCATCATTTCTTGTCCCAATGGGGCCAGATAGTCAATGAACCCGATAAAATCAGCATTGCCAATGGGGACTTCAAACCGCCCTCCTGGGGGCAATAGCGCCGCCGCCTTGGGAATCATGGTTTCCAGTTTGATCACTTCGTCAATGTGTTCATCAGTCAGCACCGGGAAACTGTTCTGGTAGAACTCCACCGCCTGGGCCACGCCCTGTTCTATCCCGGTATGAAGGGCCGTCCCCAAAATCAAGGCGTTGGCGGGGTCGGTGTTCGGGATCGTGTGTAGGCGGTCAAGGTATCGCAGTTGATACTTGAAAGGGCATGAACGGAAGCAATCAATTCTGCTATGGGAACATTGGGTGGGCAAGTTTTCACCACCTTTACAATTTTTTGAAATTCGGGGAACCCTTCAGGGTACAGAATGAACCCAAGGCCCATGCTCCGGTTGATTTGCCGGATATTGTGCTTTTGCAATTCGGACGGGGTGCCGTTGGTGTCCTTCAACTCCACTTCCAGGGCCAGCCCATTCACCACGATCCGCATATCCGGCAAGCCGCTTTTCTGATACCGGCCCCCGCCCCAACGCTTTTCATAGTAGCCATAAGGGGCAACCGGCATTTTGTCCGCAGGGTGGCCCAAGGGGTAAATCCCTTCCCCCTCCAACCAGCGTTTTAGGCGGTTTTCAAAGTTCTTTTCACCGGCCACGGTTTTTCACCCCCCCCCTTGAAATCAACCCGTGATCCCATGCGTGTTGGGTGTTTTCGGATATGGTGGCCCATTCCAGTTGGGAAGCCCTGCAATCATGCTTCTTCCCCCGTTTGTGGTTCACCACCGGTTTGTTTTCCGGGTTGGGGATGAAGGCCAGCGCCACAAGGATATGTAACCGGCAATTCACCCCGTCCAGCTTGACACGCAAGTAACCGGAACCATCATCATATGGGGCCAGCAGTTTTCCGGTTTTCACAGAACGAACCTGGGCCAATCGGTTGATTTCATAGTTAGGGTGGCCGGGGCAAGGGTGCCATTTTATGATCAATGGGAACCACCGCCTTCAAACCCTGCAAAGGTGGAAATTTTAGCCATCGTGGAAAACAAGGTAGAAAAGTATTCCATGACATTATCCCGATCAATGTTGTGTTTGTCCGCCAACTCAACCAAAGAATGAACCGTGTTCAGCACAATCGGGGTCAGGTCTGAAACAAAGGCTTCGTGTTCCGCATTGGACAGGGTTTCAGGCTCCATTTCCGCCGCCCCCATCCTTCAGGGTGATCTTGACATAACCGGCCTTGGGGGTGTCTTTGGCGCAATCCGCCGCCGCATCCGGGTATTTTTTCTTCAGCTTTGCGGAATCCAGGCCATGGGAAACGGTGGGGGCAACATAGGTCAGGGTCAGGGCATCGGTTTCAAATTTCTTGATCCCGTACTGCTCCATAGCGGCGAACAGTGCCGCCTTCATGTTCTTTTCCTGTTCCTCAATGGCCTTCTTGTGGGCGGTCAGGGACGCAATAGCGTTCAGGGTGGCAAGCTGGGACTTCTGGAACACGGCCAGGGCGGTTTCTTCGTCCCAAGTGGCATCCCCGCATTGGGCGGGATCGTGTTCACAGGCTTCCGGGCAATCGGGCCGATCAGGGCAAGAGCGGCAACAGCCGTCAAATTTCCCCAAAGGGCATTTGTTTTTACAGTGGATCACTTCACTTCCTCCTTTTCATCAATCATGCACCCGATAGGGAATACAAAATTGGAACAATCCCAACAGGGGTTATTGGGGTTTTCATCGTCCCGATCACAGGTGCCGGAAAAATCCTTCCGTTCCGTCATGGTTCTGGTTCCTCCTTTATGTAGACATTCAAATATTGCAAGCCGAAGGCACAGGCTTCTTCATGGTTATCAAAGTAAATATCAAGCTGGTTTTCGCCGTATTTCTCAATAACCCATTTGGCAGGGCGATCCTGAACCACATATTCACCCAAGCCTTCCACTTCAACAACCGTTCCAAGGGGCAACGGGGAAGCCGCTGAAACACCGGCAATCAGTTCAATCCCCGCCGCGCCATATACAACGCCATTGGGCCGGTTCTTTGCCCACTCACCACAGCACTTTTCACAGGCACAATAGGCCGTCACCCGGAATAATGTTTGGGGTGGAATTGTGGCGGGAACCTCTGTTGGGGTGTCCACCGGTGAAGGCTCTACCGTCCACAACGGGGACGAATCGGCGGGGGTTTCAGCGGGAAAATCCTGATCCGCTTTGGCCGTGGTGGTAATCCTGGATACGGCCAAACCAATCAACAGGGCAACCAGCGCCCCAACAATGAAGCCCAACACCAAATCCCGCCAATACGTCCCCCGGCGCTTATGGGGTGGTTTCATACTGTTTGAAAAGTTCATCATTGTAATCCTTTCGCAGTTCCAGCGTGTCAAGGATGTTGGTTTCAACGGTTCCGGGGCAGATTAACAGGTAATAGAAACAAGGCCGTTCCTGTCCAATCCGGTGAATACGTTCTTGGGATTGCGCCCACAGTTCCCAACTTTCCGGCAAGCTGAAATAAATGATTTTGTTGGCCTTTTGGAAATTTCCGCCCCTTGCCCCGGCCTGATACTGAACAAAGGTGACAGAATCGGCCTTGTAGTTGTAGGCTGTCAGGTCTTTGGTTTCCCCATTCTGGATAGAAACAGGCCGGTTCATCCCCCGGACAATCCCCCGCATCCGCTCCATTTCTTCCGTGAAGTTATAGAACACAATCAAACGATCATCCGTACTGTTCACCAAATCCCTGAACGCTTCATAACGGGCCTTGTTATACAGGCCGCATAGTTGACGGGCATACAGGCGGCGGGTTAAACTGGTATCACCAATCAATTCCCGTTCAGCGTGTTCATTGGAACCCCAAAAATCTGAATCAAGTTCAAATTCTCCAAGGTTGCTGGTGTCCACACTCACCACCCGTTCATTCCAGAATTTCCAGTAAAGCGGGGAAGGCTTTGTTTTCACCGGGATCATGGTTTTGGGGGGAAGTTCAATTCCGGCATCATCCGTGGTCATAAACACCGCCCCATGGTCAGCCAACTTTTTCTTCAGGCGGTCAACATTCTTGTAACCAATGATCCGTTGCCGCCAAAACCCATCATGTTCCACCCATTCCGTTTCCACATACTGTTTCCAGAACAGGTCTTTTGAGATATTCCACCCCAACAGGCGGCATTGGCTCCACAGCTTTTCATATTTGCCGCCCGTGGGAGTGCCGGAAAGAAGAACCACGTTGGCCGGGTTCAGCCCAAGAATGAACTTTGACCGTTTGGCGCTCTCATTCTGGATCAGAGAACTTTCATCCAGCATCAAGGTAAACCCGGTCAGGGTTTTCAGCACTTTCCGCCTGAAGGTCAGTTCATAGTTGATCACGCCAATCAGCAGGGTTGGAACCTCACATTGAACTTGTTCCATAAACCACTTGAAATTCTTGGGGTTGGTCAGGTCAACCGCACAATTCCGGGTGTAATAGGTCTGAAAATGTTCAAGCCAATCCTGAACCTTGGAGCATTGACACACCACCAGATTGATCCGGGTTTCCAGCCCCATCAGCTTTTCCGAACCAACAAAGGTTTTCCCAAGGCCCATATCCAAGTAATAGGCGCAACGATTGTGGGCGGCGGTCAGGTCAAGGGCCTTTTGCTGGTGGGGAAAAAGGTTAATCAACGTGGATCACCCGGCCCAAAACCTTTTTGGCGTGGGACGTAGAACCGAACAGCTTTTTGGTAACGGCGGCACAAAAGCCGGTGTAATGGTCGTAGCTTTCACCTTCCCCACAGGAAACAATGGTTTTGGTGCCATCGGTCCACAGAATGATCGTCTTGGGGCCGCTATAAATCACCCGTTTAATATCGGGGAAGGGAAGCTGGTTGAACGTGCGGCGGGAAATCCGTTTCAGGCTGTCCGCCGTGTCAGTCGGTAACGCCGCAAAATCCAACGGGTGAAGCGGCTCCACACTGTCAACGGAGAACCAGAACAATCCCTTTTCACTGGCCCGGTTTTTCAGATCGGGAAACTCCACCCCAAGCCGGTTCCCGTTCCGGGTGTTAATGGACTGTTTCACCACGCCGATCTTGTCGGTGTAATTCCCGTGGTATTCCTGGGCGGGAAGGATTTTCACAGAAATCCCGATTTCAATTTTGGGCATCTTCTACACTCCTTTTTTAATCAGGCTCCTTCCGGGGCCGCTAAAATCATTTCATAAGTAAGATCACATCCAGGGCGGACGGGATCGGACAGGCTCACTTCAACCGGGCGGCGATCCCGTTTGGCGTATTCGCCGCCAATGGCTGATTGCATAGCCTTACACGCAATGTTTACAAACCGGTGTTGGCGCAGTTCAGGAAGGTTCAAATACCGCTTGACCGATAACATATAGCGGAAAATAACCACGTCAAACCATTCATTCCGATCCAGGCCCCGGCTATCCAAATACCACCAAACAATGTTGACGTTGTCCGTGGCAAATTGGGCTTCTTCAGGGGTTAGGGGACGTTCATAAAATTCCTTGGGCTGGCGGTTTCCTCCGCCTTTATGGTTGCGAACCATAACATTACCCCCCCCCCATTCTGCCGTTAGGCGGTCAGGCGGAAGAACTCATTGAACTTTTCCGCCCCCACATAGGCCCTGAATTTGGCCGGGTCAATGTAGTAATTCCACTTGCTCCCGGTGCCGGGAACGGCGGTTCCGAAGGGGAGAAGCCCCCGCTGAAGGCCAATTCTGACAAACTGATCCGATTTGCCCAAGCACCGGGCCGCAACCTTCGTGGTGATCCGCCCCATGGTGGGGGCCGGGTTCGCCGTGGTCGGGGGAACGTCATACCCCATCAGGAAATCAAAGGAAACGCCGGTGGCATCGGCCAGGGATTTCACCCGGTCAGGGCCGGGGGTGTTCTTGCCGGAAAGATACTGGCTGATAGCCGCCTTGGACGCGCCGGTTTTCTCCGACAGGCCGGATTGGTTCAGCCCCGCTTCCGCCATAGCGAACTTCAAACGCTCGGAAAAGGTTTTCATGGTGTCTGTTCCTCCTTTCTACACCGCACAGCCGGGGGCCTTGAACGCCGTCCCGGTCATGGGGCAAACGCCCTTGTTGTACTTCATGCACCGCTTGCAGAACACCTTGTGGGTGTCCGGGGCGGCATTGATGGTGGGGTTCTTGATCGGCTTGTGATACCCCGTCCGGTGGTGGGTCTTGGTGTCCCGCTTGACCGGGGCGAAGGGGGACGGGGCCTTCCCCGTCTTGGTCTTGCTCTGCTCGTTCTTCCTCATTTGGAATCACACTCCTTCAAAAAATTCAGTGGAATTAGTAGCCCCAATACAGATCAACCAACTTGTGGGCCCGTTCCGGCCCAATTTCCTGAACCCACTTTTTCCGGGCATCAGCGGCGGCTTCTTTCTTGTCAAATTCTTCCGCTGAAAAATCCCGTTCAAAGGTGTTCGGGCTGAAGTACATGGTCAGGCAGTTTCCGCCGCTGTTGTCGGAAATGGTCAGCTTAATACAGCCGTTGCGGGTGAACCAGTCATTTTCCACCTTGATTTCCAGCCCTTCCGGGCCAACCGGGGCGGTAAAGATCACCGCCCCATTGTTACCGGTGGGGCCGCTGATCAGTTTGGGGGACATGGGGATCACCCGCTGAATCAGCATTGTGGCCGTTTTCTTGGTCAGCTTGCAGGGTTTCCACATCCGTTCATCACTCCTGTTCCTCAAAGGTCAGTTCACAATCACCACAAATAACGTGAACTTCTTTAGTAGCCCGGATAATGGCCCCACATCCGGGGCAAACATACTTCCGGGAACTCTGTTTTGCTTTGGCTCCCTTCAGGCCGGGAACCTTGGGGCGAACCAGGGAAAACCCGGTTTTCTCCATGGCCTGAATGAAATTCATGGTTGCCGGTGCCAGGGTGGTTGTGCTGAACCCATATTTGGCCGTTTTTTCCACGATCAGGCCGTGGGCTTCGGCGGCAATCTTGAAATTCTTGTTGTGATAGGTGCCAGATCGGGAAGTGTCCTGAACCCCTTCTTGCAAATTCCACAGGTGAACCATTTCGTGAATCAGGGTGCAACAGGTTTCCTCAAAGGGGCGGTTCAGATATTCAGCGCAAAGGTTGATTTCATAGAACCCGCCTTCTTTGGTTCCATCCTGCCACGCCTTCCAGCCAGTACACCACCCATAGGCCCCACGGGTGTTATCCGGGGAAACGGTGATTACAGGCTGTTCCAGCTTGCCTTCAAAGAAGGCTTTGTTGAAAGTTGAAAATAAACTTTCAAGTTCGCTGATTACCGGCTTCAGGCTTGCACTTGTCATGGTTCATACCTCCCAAATCCGCCCCCGGTAATGGGGGGGGGATTATTTATCAAAATAGGCGGGTGCCACGCCCAAGGCGGCACACAGCTTTTCACGGTTCGGATTAGTAGGGGGATATTTCCCGCTCATCCAACCGCGAACAGCTTCTTGGGAACATCCGATCCGTTCGGCAACGGTCACAGTTTTTAGGTGACGTTCTTTCAAAATCTGTTGAAGTTTTAGGTGATTGAAGAAAGGCCGTTCCGGGGATTTCCGCATCCTCTTAGTGGTTGTCACCACGGCGGCTTCCGGGGCCGGTAACTTGGGAATCTCCACCGGCGCTTCATCCACCCGAACCGTAACGGTGGCGGGTTGGTCAATGTCCGGGACAATGTGCCGCAAGATATTCAGCACATAGGACCGGTTGGGTTCCAAACAGCTTGCCATAATGGAAGCGCATTTGGTCAGGGTTTCATGATTGACCAGGGCCACGGTGGTTTCCTCTACCGGCGCGGCTTCGCCATAGTGTCCAGTCTTGCGAATAGCGGGAAGAACCTCGTGTGTCACCCATCTGGAAAACTCTCTGGCTTCCGGCTTGCGGGACTGAAGAATCACTTTGTAAAGCCCCGGCTCATTGATAACCGCCATATTTTGGTTTCCGCCAGGGGTCGGAATTGTATTCCGCCCCTTTTCATCCGGGTCAAGGCGGTCGGCAACTTTATGAGGGCTTCCCAAGTCCAACACCCGGCACACGTCACCAAGTACCCACCAGGGTTCACCATCCAGCAGAAGGGTTCTTACAGGGATTTCCCTGTAATTGAAAATTTGCAAGTTATCCATACTTACACACTCCTATTCTTTTGTAGATATTTAATCTACATCAGGCGGAAAAAAATATGGCAGTCCGCTCCGCTTCCGACAGATTCAACAGATCAGAAAGGGCCTTGATTTCGCTTGCCTTAAATTCACGCACGTTGTTCAGCTTGTTCAAAAGGCCCTGATAGGTCAGCCCTGCCTTCGTAGCGATAAACCGCAACTTGTAACCAGACTGTTCCATCTTTTCCCGCAACAGTTGGGTATTGGTCATGAATCCCCCCCCCCTTTCATACATTTTTTGAAATTAACTTTTCAAGGTGCATTTGGGGGAACCAGCGAACCAAAAGTTATCTTATAAAGCCCTTCAGGATTAACCCGATCCGGACGCCCCCCGCCACTCGCTATGGAGTATTGGACAACGCTCCCCTGTCTGTCAGTAATTCTTATTTTAGCCTTCAGGGATTGCTTTTAGGTTCGCTGTTGGTTTCCCCATAAAACACGGCTCCCCGACTTTTACGGGATAGTGTCAATGCTTCGCCGTGTTGTGGTTTCCCACGACAGCGCCGGGGCGCTGTTTCGGCCCGGAACCACCGGGGGCCATCATCAGGCGGGATTATTGCACGTTGAAAGTGACTTCATGGCCGGGGTTTTCCTTGACCAACAGGGCCTTCATATCGTCCACCATCATATTGTTGTCAAGGGCGGCTTGTACCACATCAATCAGCTTCTTTCCGTCCAGGTAGGCCCAAACGGTGGTTCTCTTTCTTCTTTTCATGGTGTTTACTCCTTTTCATGCCCTGCCATCATCAGCACCGGTGGGGCGGTTCCGGCGGACGGGCCATCCGCCCGTTTCGGCTTAGAAGGTCAGCTTCAGGTTCATGGCTTCATCCGCCGAAATCATTTCATAAGCGGACTTCATGCTTTCCGGGCATTTCTCCCGGTAGCTGTCCAGGATGAACAGCGCAACGAACGGATCGGGGGAACCAGCGATCACGGTAAATTCGCTTTTGTCCCAAGGCTTATTGTAGTAGCCAATGTAATACTTCATCATTTTTGTGATCCTCCTGTTATATGAATGGTGTTTGGGTGATTTGTTTTGTTGGCATCTTGCCTACAATCGGTATAATAGCATACGGTGGGCATCTTGTCAACACCTTTTTTGAAAATTTTCAAAAATTGTTGACAACCTGCCCACCGTGCGCTATAATAGTAACAGAAAGGGGGTGAAGCCATTGCTCGAAATCGGGGATAGGATCAGAATACGGCGGGAAGAACTCAAAATGTCCCAAGATGAACTTGCAAAACGTCTTGGATATAAGTCCCGTTCATCTGTGAATAAAATAGAAGCAAACTCCCGAAATCTTACCCAATCCAAGATTAAGGCCATAGCAGACGCATTGGAAACCACCCCAAGTTATATCATGGGTTGGGATGAACTGGATGAAAGTATTGATCTGGAAAAGCTGAAACAGGATATAGCCAAAGAGGAACGGGCCGAAGAATTGATAGTGGCCCAATATGGTGAAGATGTTTGGGACGCGCTGTGTATGTATATCCAGTTGGACGCTGAAGATCGGGCCGAAGTCCGGGGTATGATGAAAGGGCTATACAGAAACGAAAAGTATTCGATCCAAGACGGATTAAAGCACGCATAGGAAATATTATCTATGTAGATTTCCAATCGTAGCACATCCGTAACACCCCCAAACCCTTGAAACGTCTGGATTTGCTGGGTTTGATACCGATGTTACTGATAAAAGGGAGGTTCTCTTATATATACTTCTTCTATATTTTTTATTATTATTTTGAATAATAGAAGAAATCAGTAACATCAGTAACGCTTCCAGAAAATCCAGCGTTTCCAAGGCTTTCCGCCGTTACCGATATGTTACCGATAAACAAAAAAAGCCGCCCCCGGTGTTGGTAGCACCGGAAGCGGCAAGGAACCACATTGGACAGGTGATCCAACGTAGCGCCCACACAACGCTATTATATCACTTGCCCTTGGGGTTTTGCAACCATTTTTGAAAGGACAGGTGATAAAATGCGGAATCCCAATGGCTATGGGACAGTAGCCAAATTGTCAGGCAATCGCCGCCGCCCGTACATCATCAAGAAAACAGCCGGTTGGAAAAATAACGGGCAACCGATTTTTGTGATTGTTGGCTATGCGGCCACACGGGAAGAAGGCAATATCCTTTTGGCGGAATACAACCGCGATCCGTGGGACGTTGACCGGGCCAAAATCACCCTGCAACAGCTTTTTGATTTGTGGAAAGAGAAAAAAGCCCCCAAGCTGGGCCAATCCAACCGGGCTTCCCTCACATCGGCGTTCAAGCATTGTTCAGGGCTTGTGAACTTGCCCTATAAGACAATCAAGGCTTACCAAATGCAAGAAACTATTGACGGTTGCGGCAAGGGGTACAGCACACAGGCGGCAATCAAAAACCTTTGGGGCCATCTTGACCGGTTCGCCCTGGAACTGGACGTGGTTTCCCGGTGCTATTCTGATTTGCTGACTTCTGATCCGGTGCCGCCCACCAGCCGGGACAGGCTCAGTAATGAAGTGATTGAACGGCTCTGGAACCACAGCGGGGAACCGTGGGTGGATAGCGTGTTGATTTTCATTTACAGCGGTTGGCGGATTTCTGAATTGCTGGGCCTGAAAACGGCGGACATTGATCTTCAGGCCGGGACGATGAAAGGCGGGACAAAAACAAAGGCCGGAAAAAACAGGCTGGTTCCCATTCATTCCCTGATCCGCCCTATGGTGGAACGGCGCATGGCTGAAGGCGGGGAATACCTGATCCAGTGGGACGGCCACAGGTGTTCAGAATCCCAATACCGGGTTATCTGGAAGGGCCTTGCTGAACGGCTCCAAATCCCCGGAACCCCTCACGGTTGCCGCCACACGTTTGAATCTATGTTGGACAGCGCCGGGGCAAACCGGAAATGTATTGATTTACTTATGGGCCACGTTTCCAAGGATACCGGCAACCGGGTATATAATCACAAGACTTTGGACGAACTCAAAGCCGCCCTTGAACTGGTTCAGCGGAAGCCTTTATAATTGGGGTTTGAACAGTGAACTTTTAACACATTAGTAACAAGAAAAGCCGGAACCCCTGAAAAATCAAGGGTTCCGGCTTCTGTGTTGTTATTATGCCATGAATTTTTCAGTGTCGCAAGGCTCAACAGCGCCCAAATATCAAAGTTTTCAATCCGCTTGAACCCGGTAAAATCGGGGTCAATAGTAACAAACTGATAACACTGAATTTACAGCCGTTTAGCAAAGTCCAGGCTGATCCACCCGGCCCCGCTTTTCAGCTTGCCCCATTTGGTGGCCCCCTTGCCGGTGGCTTCCTCCACAATGGTATAAACCCCCGGTTTGATATAACCCTTGGAAGGGTGGTTGGTTCCGGCCCCGGCGCGGATGTTCAGATCAGTGGCCGTGATCCTCACCTTGTAAGGGGTCAGTTTCCCCGTTTCCGGGGCTGTGGTGGGCTTTGCCGGGGTTCCGGGGGAGTTACCCCCCCCCGCCCCCATAGCGGCCTTTACAGCGGCCCTAAAGCCGTTCATGGTGTATCCCGTCCCAAGCTGGTTCCACAGGTGTTCAGGATCACCATGATTGGACGCAACGCCACGGGCGCAACCTTCCTTGTGGGATACGATCACCCCATCTTTCAGAGGGTCAAGGTTGAACTGCTTACACAGCATAGCAAACAGTTCCACAGCGGCCTTGTAGGTACGATCCACAGCGGCCTTTGCGGTGGCCGGATCGGAACAGGTGAAGGTTGCGCCGCCCGTGTACTTGATACAGGCCGGTTCACACATTTCAACCCCAATATGGGTGTTGTTGGAACTGCCGCCCCCATGCCATCCCCGGTGGTTCCAGGGAAGGCATTGGTACACGTCCCCGGTGTTGGCATCAATGAAGCCGTGGACACAGGCCCGGTCATAGCTGGCCTTGTTCCAGTTGCGGACGAACACGGCGGCGGAAGGCTGGGGGCATCCCACGGAATGGAGCATCAGGCCCTTCACGGTAATCTTGCGCCCCGTCTTATAACACGGGTTGTTGGTCAGAATGGATTGAATCAGGTTCATTTTTTCGGTTCCTCCTTGTACTCCAAAATGTTTTTGAATTTGGTGAACGCTTCCAGAATGTACTTGCACGATACCACCAGGACAGCCCCCAAAATGATCAGGTCAGCGAACAGGTCAGAATATTCCTGGGGAATGGCCCACCCAATCTGATTGGCGTACAGGGGCAAAGTGGTGATTGCCACGCACAGCAGGGACAGCCCCACCAAAAAGGCCGCAACCTTCAGGGCGGAATTGATAGCCTTGTCCCGGTTGAACGGCTGAAGAAGAATTTTGATGTTGTAATACAGGGAAAAGGCCACGTTGGACAGGTAGGCGCAAAGGAAAATCAGCATGGCCCACCCAATGTTGATCAGGTTGTGAATGATAGCTTCCAGCATTGTTCATGGCTCCTTTGCATCGTTATAAATTTCAGCCCCGTACATTTTCCGCAACTTGATCCGGTTTTCGGCTTTTGCTTTGGAGTAATAAAAGCCGGTGGCGGCGGCAAGTTCAGCGAATACGGCGGGGATCAGATACCCCAAAGGGGAAAGGTCATTTGTCCGCCAAACCATGATTAACGTGAAGGCCGTCACCAAAACAGTGACGGCCCCAATTACAACCATGATCAGTTTGGAGAACTCCACAGGCGGGTTCTTTTCGGCGCGTTTTCCTCTCATTCTTCCGGGGGTTCCGTGGGCAACTCCAAGAATTTTTCGTGAAGATCGTCCATTACCCCATTCACCCCCAAGGCGTGATATTGCTTCCAGCAGTTTTCAAAGTTATCACGGGCATAAATCGGGGCATACCCCCGATCCGTCCATTTGTTGTAATCCGCGATCATCTGACTTCTTAAAAGGGCCTGGATACCGATTTTGACCGCTTCAGTGTCGGCGGTGTTTTTCTTCAGCGAGGAATAAAGATACTTGAACCCCCCGGCGATCAAGGCGGGAACCCCAAGCAAACACAACCACTGATAAACCGTCATTGTGAACTATCCTTTCTGTCTGCGTATTTGGGCCACAAACGGGCCGTGTAGCCCGTTTGTGGTTCTTCCCATGAAACTACACCCCCGCAAGCAAACGGGGCTTGTAGGGCCGTTTACGGCCATTTCCGGGGCTATGCCCCAACCAGGGCGGCAATGCGCCGCAAATCCAGAACCGGGGCGCTGAAGAAATCCGGGTTCCAAATCCAGTAATCTTCATGTTCCGCCCGTCTGTATCTCTGACACAGGGGATCGGCCCAAACCTTGTTCCACCGCTTTTGGTGGTTGCTGTCCCGTTTTTCCAGCCGGGAAAGGATAGCCCCCACCAGCTTCCCGCGCTGAAGGCCGTTCCCATCATCGTTTTGGCTGAAAAAATTAAGGGAAGTTTGGCTTTCAGGGTAGCAAAGGGGTTTCCCATCCAGGCATAAAAAATCCCCCTCCACTTGAAGGGGTGTTCCATACGGGATATTGACCGGCCCACAGACGGAATCAAACCGCGCACGTTTCCGGGTGATATAGGTTTTATGTTTCATCGGCGGCTTCCTCCGTCCACCCATACACACCGGGTTCCCACACATTCCCGTCCGTGGTGCTGATCCAATGCTTGCCGTTGTGGGAAACTTTGGCCCCGGCGTTGTATGCGTCATGTGCGCCCACCGGCTGGCCCCACTTGGGCCATTCTTCAGCCGGATCAGATACGCCAACCCACAGGCTGGGCGCGGCATCCGGTGTCCAATCGGCCTGGGACGTATGATCCGACAAACACCGATACAACGCCCCGTTGTAACGCCTGATATTTCCTTTGGTGTAGCCCACCGGATAGGCCCACGGGGAAAACAAATCAGCGTGTTCCGCCGCTGTCACATCGTCAATGCTCCCGGCTTCTGCCATCGTTACGAACATGATCCCGCCCGTTTCCGTGGCTTTGGTGATTTCCGTTCCGGCATCCGTTTCTTCCAAAAGGACGGTTTCAGCACCTTCCAGGGTATCCCGCCCCATCAGGTGGTAAACCGTCCCTTCAAAGACAACGCCCGAAGCCAACGGCTCCGGGCAAAGGGCAAAGCACCCATTTTCCTGTTGTCTGATATAGTTGGGGCTTTCCGTCATTCCAACAGTTACCCCGCCTTTTGTGATCCTGAACATTTGCTTGCACCTCCAAAAAAGATAGCATAATACAGCCGCCGCAAGCGCAAAATCCGCCCATGGTCATCGAAATTCCGGTAATAGGCCGCTTGACATTCCATGTACTGTTCAATATCCTTGAAATCCCGTTTTCCCGCCTTGAACTCCCGGTGAAAAAGTTTCAGCTTGCGCCGCGCCCTTTTGATCCCGTCCCGGCTCCCGTTCACCTTGATTTTGCCGGTTGGCCCAAGGGTGAACCGGGCCTTGCAAAAGCGGAAGGGTTTGGTCAGGGGAATGATTTTACATTTGCGCTTATTCACCCTGATCCCCAAGGCTTCAAACCGCCGAACAATTTCATGGCCCAACTTCTTCAGCCGTTCCACATCTGGCAGAATGATATAATAATCATCCATATAATGACCGGCGCAATGAACCCCGGCCTGACATTTGATCCAGTTGTCCACGGAACTTGGAAGGGCAACCATTTCCTGTTGGGACGGCTCCACACCCAAAGGCATCCCCCGCCCCGGCGTGGGACACGGGGAATGTTGGATCACCCGGTCAGCGATTTCACGCAATTCCGGGTTTAGAATCAACTGTTGGTGTCGCTGGTAAATCAGCGCGTGGGGTGCATTGGGAAAGAACCCTTTCAGGTCGATCAGCAGGACGGCCCCTTCCCGGCCATAGCGCCGGTAGTGCCACGCAAGCTGTTCTTTCACCCGCCGAAAATGCCAATGCAACCCTTTTCCCCGCTGACTGGCCCCATTGTCATAGATCATACCGGGGCTATACAGGGGAACCAGGGCTTCATTACATAGGGTTTTATGGATTTGCCGATCAGAAACATGGGGCGCGTCTATGGGGCGAACCTTGCCCCGCTCACACAAAGTAAAGTGAACACACCCTTTGGGTTTCCATGTTTCAGTCAGCAGTTGCCGCCGCCGTTTGGCCGTCCCGGAAAAAAGGTGCAATTCAAAGTTTTGAACGCTCTGTTTCCACCTTACCCCGTTACAGCATTTCCGGCCATATCGGAACATTTTGCGATAGGAAAAAATCTTCCCCACCGGCCCAAGGGCATCAGAACGCGCCTGTTTCCTTGCTTGCCGCTTTGCTTTGCGGCGCTGGTAGCGGCCTTCCCGCCGCTCTTGACTGGTCATAAAGTTTTATTCACCCTTCGCATAGCTGTTTTGTTGGGGCGCGTCTAAACTACTTTGGCCCGACACATGAAATGGAGTAAGCGCCGATCATCCACCATGCAAGAAGCGTCCGTGTAGGGCCGTCAAAGGGTAGTTTTAGGGATTGGATACCCTGGGAAGTGTAACTCCTTTTACATCGGTTGTCTTTCACCTGAAAACTGAAAAGCCGGTTTTCCGCTACTCCATGTAACCGTGTATCTTTGCAAAATCCGGGCCGCACACCCGCCGAACAGCACGCGTGATTGGCGCTGGCGCCGCCGTCCGTCCAGACGCATTGGAAGTTATTGTTGTTGTTGTTGTAATTAGGGGAACGGCACCACCACCACACCGCCGAACGACACATTAACAGTTACACACCCAAAAAGTGAAATTAACTTTTCAACCGCTGTCCAACACTTTTAATGGCTCCTTTCAAAAGTTCGTTTTCCTTGTCGATCAGTTCCCCAAGGCTCTGTGACATTTTATCCAGCTTTTCTTCAGCGTCTTTGGGTTTCACAGGTTTTCCCGCCGCCGTGGTAAAGCATCCTTCGGGGTTCTGATTACAGATCAAATAGCAATGTGTCAACCGCACGTCCAGGGCCATCAGCGCAGCCCGCGCTTCAAGCAAGTGGGCCTTTCTCATTTCCACCCGTTGGGGATCAGAAGGAAAAATGCTGTTGGCTTTTTCTGCATGGTCGATAATCTCACCGGCCAGCTTCGCGGTAGGCTCCGCAATCAGCCGGGAATACCGGGCGGAAAGGCGGGTTAAAAAGTTCAGGGTTTCAACATAAATCTGATATGCGGTGTTTATGAACTCCGCCTTGCTGGTGGTTCTTTTTTGTTTGAGTACGGACATAGCTTCAACCCTCTGATCCGGTCTTGTTGGTCTGAATTGGCCCTTGCTCCCGTTCAACATCTTCAAGATGTTTCAAAAGGACAAATTCAATATAATTGGTCAAGGATCGGTGTTCAATCGTGGCAAGAACACCGATTTTGTCAAACACTTCATTTGAAAGGCGCAAGGTGAACACCCGTTTATCTGTTGCCATAGTTCAACCCTCCAATATTGCATAAAGGCATTATAAAGCTATTTTTTGCTTTTGTATGCCCTCAAACACCTGTCAAGTGATAGCATTTTGACGGAACCAGCGAAAAGGCCAAATTTCAAAATTTTCGCGGGCGCTTACGCGCCTTTCATGTTCCGGCCCTGTCGGGCCGGTTTTGTTGGGGCCGTCCCGTCCGCCCCCTTGCGGGGGCGGGATAGGGGCGGGATCATCCTGCGGGGGATTAGACGGAAAAGCCGGGCCGCACACCCGCCGAACAGCACGCGCTAGAGGCGCTGGGGCCGCCGTCCGTCCAGACGCACTGGAAGGTAGAGTTGGCGCTGTAGTAATTAGGGGAACGGCACCACCACCACACCGCCGAACCGGTGTTCGTATGATTGTACGCGATACGGGAATTACCAGCTTTGAAATAGTCATACTGTTTTTGGTAATTCTGTTCTGCGCTATTTGCATAGCTTCTGGAACCGAATACCTCAAATTCCGCCAGAAGGAAAAGATAATCCGTGGTGGCGGTGACAGAAGAAGCGTTGTTCTGCGCGTTGCCGGTGTTGTCCGTGTATTTGGTGGTAGTTTTCAGGTTATTCCGCAAGTCAGCGGGTAAAGCCGCCATCAGGCTATTGGCCGGGGGATTGGCAGGGCTTCCGCTGTTGCCCAACACCGTTTTCCGCATATAGCTTCCATTCCATCCACCGGCGTTGCTGTTGCTCTGGTTCATACGGAATCCGGCATCTGATCCGCTATTGTGATATTTGCTGTCACACAGGGCCACATCTTTCCCGCTGATCTTGCCAATCAGGAAATGAATACGGTTCCCGCCTTCGCGGGTAGCGTTGTGATTGAACCCGATAATAAAGGCGTTCACAGTCACGTTGGAGAAAGTGAATCCCTGGACGGCTCCATTCAAGGTAATGGCTTTGGTATCGCCAACCGCCCAATAATTGGCCCCGGTTCCAGCATCGGACGCTTCCTTCACCGTGGCCCAACTGTTGCCGTTCAGGGTCTTTGTAGGCAGGGTCACAGTTACGGAACACGTTTTGTTGGCGGGGGCGGCGTGGTTGCTTCCCTCACCCACGCTGACAGTGATTGTGGCCGATCCTGCGGCCTTTCCGGTCACGGTAATGATATTATCCGACACGCTCACGGAAGCCACGCTGGGGGCGCTGGAAACGGCGGAAATGGCCCCATTCCCGGCCCGTGTTGCCGTGATTGTACCGGACAGCGCGGCGGCGCTCAAAGTCATAGAAGTTTTATTCAGGGTCAAGCTTCCCGCCGCTTTGCTGATTGTCCAGTTGACCGTTTTTGCCGTGGTGCTTCCATCTGGCCACTGATAGTTTGCACCAGGAATGAACGTGGCCGGGTATGTACCGGCGTTGGTTCCGGTGGTTGTCCCGCCAATGGTCATTTTAGCGGTATCGTATCCGCTCCAAGTGGGGCTTTGCGCCTGTCCAGTATAGGCCGGGTTTCCGTTTTGGGTAGGGACGGCCACGGTAGCCCGTCCAATCGTCCAAGGAACCGTCTTGGGGGTTTTCGTGCCATCCGCCCAAGTATAGCCTTCCTTCAGGGTGAAAATAGCGTTGTAGGTTCCGGCATCCGTCCCGCTGGTTTGGCCGCTGATTTCCAAGGTAGACGGGTTGAAGCTGTTCCAAGAAGGGGTCAACACACCCCCTGTATAGGTCAAGGTTCCGTTTTGCGTGGGAACCACATCAACGGTATAGGCGATCTTGGAAATGGCTTCAGCGGCCTTGTCAGCGGCATCTTGGGCATTTTTTACCGCTTGCCGAATATCGGCATGGGCTTCTTCATCCTCATTGTGGGCGGAAACTGCACTGGCCCCGCCGCCAGCGGATTTCCAATTCCCTTCAGCGTCTTTCACCTGAAGTTCATTATGATTGAACCGCAAGCCGTGAACCCCGGCGGGATCGGATACCGAAGCGGAAATATGGCCCCCGGCTCCGCCTTCGTCCATTCCAATGAAAACTTGGATTTCGCTGATCTGTTCCTGCAAATACTGAATATCGCCAATCGTGGCGATAGCGGCGGGGTTTACTTCCAGGCTCACATTATCCGCATTGCCAACCGTGGTGACAAGCTGGATATAGGCCCCGGAAACTGTAATCCCGTTATAGGGCGGCATATAGCAGTTCCCGGACAACTCCACACAGGCGGCATAGAGGATTTCCCCATCATCTGGATCAAGGGCATACAGGCCCAAAGTCCGCATATGGTATCCCACAGTCAGTTCCACATTACTGAAGGCGGTTTCTACTTTGACCGAAACCTTATTTGTTAGGCTCTTGCGGGACACGTCCGCTTCCTGCATGACCCCATTCAGACCATCCAAGTCTTCCAATTCCTCCACCTGATACGCCTCGTTCGAAGCGGCTACTTTGGTGAAGTCAATGTCCGTAGCTGTTCCCGCAAGCATTTTGGCGATCAAGGCTTGGCCTTTTCGGGTTATTACCAATTTACTAAATTCAGCCATGTGCGGTCACTCCTTTCATTTAGGGAAGTCATCTGTGATTATCACGGTTGCGCTGTTCACAATTCCGCCGCCCAAACGAGCCAAGTTTTTAATGGCGTGTTCTTCTTGACTGTCATTAGTAATAAACAGTGTTTCAGCACCGGGGGCCGCGCCGCCAATCATGGCGGTTCCCTTGACCACGGAACCTTCCTGCCAATCGTTGGTGATAAAGAAAAATTCCGTCACGCACACCCCACAGGCAATGGGGATCAGTCCTTCAACGGAACAGGTCAGTTTGTTTTTGGCGTTAATTGCAATGTTGCAAGGAACAATATTATTAAGCAGGTATTCCAGCCCTTCTATTTGGCCACTTGCGCCCCAATGGGTGGTAATATTCAGGAAATAGGTTCCCGGTTCAAGGGTCAGTTCAAAGGGTTCACCACCGGCAATAGCGGCCAGCATTGGGGCCAGAACCCGGATCGTGTAGGGAACAAAGTTATTCAGCTTTGTTTTGATTCGTATCCGCCGGGCCTCCAAGGTGTCGGTTCCCTTTGGAAAGATATTCAGCATCCTTTCCCACCGACTCAAGCCATAATCCAAGGCGGTATCAACAAATTGGTTGGCGAAAACTTCTTCTTGCGCGTCCCACACTAATTCAAATTCCGGCTGTTCACTGGTGGCGATCCCCTGAATTTCCGCAAATTCCCGGACGGCATAGGGGTAATAATTGATCAGATTTCTTTCCATGCCCTCACCCTTTACGCCCCGGCAATCGCAGCCGTTTCAGCGGTCATGGCTCCAAGGGCCGGAACGGTA